ATCTTGTTCCGTAGCATTACCAAAGACGACATCACTGCCAAGGGTAAGATTGTTCCTGTCGGTGCTCGTCACTTCGCTGAACGTGCTCGTCGGGTACAGAACCTTACGCAGCTTTACCAGCTTAAGCTTGCCGACCCCACCATTGCCCCTCACTTGTCGGGTAAGGAGATGGCTAAGATTATGGCTGAGGAGCTTGGTGAGCCTCGTCTGTACGGTGAGAACATCAGCGTTATCGAACAACTTGAGACCCAACAGACCGTTCAGGAAGCCGAGATGGTTAACCAAGAACAACTGATGGCTGCTCAGCAGATGGGTGTTTAATGCAAGCTGTATGGCTTAGAGGCGTCAAGGACTCTGAACGGAACCAACGCAAGCAAGAAGTGTTGTCGTACCGTAATGCCTTCGACGACCTACGTGAAATTCTAGAACAGCACTATGTCCGTAAGGAAGCTGTTCGGGATTATTCCCCCGGTTGGGAATACAAACAGATCGCCGTGAATGAATATAACGCTGTTCTCGACGATCTACTCAACTTAATCGACCTTAACCACAAGGACTAACAATTTGACAAACGTGTTCGACCAAGCTCAGCAACCATCTGGGCAGAGTCAAGAGAGCCAAGCATCACAGACGACAACTGAACAACAGGAGTCATATCTGGCAAAGCTCGTCGCCACTAAGGGAGAGAACTGGAAAGACCCTGAAGTGCTAGCCAAAGGCAAACTTGAAGCTGATGGCTACATTAAAAATCTAGAGGATCAACTTACGCAGATGCGTGAAGACCTCCAGAAACAGGACTACGCCAAGACTCTACTCGAAGAACTGCAGACCAAGGCCATGTCGCCCACCAACGTGAAACCTGCAGCGGCTAACAACAATAATAACGGTGGCACTAATACTGATGGCAATACCCCGCCGCAAGTGAGTGAGGATATCCTAAAGAGCCTTGTTGAGAAAACTCTGACTGCACGAGACCGAGATAATACTGTAAAGCAGAACCTCGCTCTTGTCGATCAGGAACTTGAGAAGACCTACGGTACTGAGGCCCCTGCCGTTGTCCAGAAGAAAGCCCAAGAACTTGGCTTAACTGTGCAGCGTCTACAGGAACTAGCGTCTGAGTCCCCTAACGCCTTCTTTAACCTGATTGGTGAACCGAAGAAATCCTTCCAACCTATTGTGTCGGGGACGGTTCGCACGGAAGGGGTCAACATGCAAGCTTCGACGGAGCGGAACTTCGATTACTACCAGAAGCTTCGTCGGGAAAGTAAATCCCTCTACTATACTCCCAAGGTTCAACGACAGATGATGGATGATGCTGCTCGTCTTGGGAATAAGTGGAAACCATAAACTAGGAGAAGACTAAAATGGCTATGACTACTGCCAACATGAGTCTCCTTACTCGCTCGGAAGTATGGTCTTCGGAGCTTAAGGAAATTCTGCGCGACGAAATGATGGCACAACGCTACGTGCGTATGCTTGAAGGTTTCCCTGACGGTGACCAGTTCACGATCCCGTCGATTGGCCAAGCTCAGGTCGACAACTACGCAGAAGATACTGCCGTTGTTTACCGTCCGAACCTTCACCGTTGACAAGTACCTGTCGTCGGCTACCTACATCACCAAGAAAGCAGAGCAAGATTCGTTCTACTCGGCTGAACTGATGTCGCGCTTCGTGCCGGAACAAGAGCGGGCTATCATGGCTCACTTCGAAGCCACCACGTTTGCTGCACCTGAAGCTGGTGTGTCGGCTAACTCGGAAGCTGCAATTGATGGCGTTGGCCACCGTTGGGCTGGTTCGGGTACTGGCGCTGTGATCGCAGTTGCTGACTTTGCTCGTGCTCGTTACGCTCTCAAGAAGGCTAACGTTCCCGACACCAACCTGATCGCTGTCGTTGACCCTTCGGTTGAATACACGATCAACACCCTGACCAACCTTGTGTCGGTCTCGGATAACCCGCGTTGGGAAGGCGTTGTCGCTGAAGGCATCGCTACTGGTATGCGCTTCGTGAAGAACGTGTACGGCTTCGACGTGTATACCTCGAACTACCTTGCTACCGCAACCGATTCGGCTCTGACCAACAAAGCTGCTTCGCCCGGTAACGTTGACTTCGGTACCAACAACGGTAAGGTTAACCTGTTCTTCTCGGCTGCTCCCGCTGCTCAGGCTTTTGTCGGTGCATGGCGTCAGATGCCGGAAGTGGACTACGAGTACAACAAAGACTTCCAGCGTCACGAGTATGTTACGACTGCTCGTTACGGTGTTAAGCTGTACCGTCCCGAGAACATGGTTCGTGTTATCACGAAAACCAACGTGTAATTAGGAGGGATATAACATGTCTTACACTAACGCTGACGGTCTCTTTGTCCTGACCGATGGTGCTCAGGGTGCTGTTAACGACGAAGGCGTCACCGCTCGTGGTGCTCGTCAGGTCATCACCAAGAAGCTGTCGCTGGCTGCTCTTGGTTCGTCGTTTGGTTCCTCGAACATCGACCCGCTGGAAGCTATGATCCCGGCTGGTGCTATCATCGTGAATGCCGATCTGGTTATCACTGACGCTGCTACCTCGGGTGGCTCGGCTACGTTGACCATTGGTACTTACAACGCTGCTGGTACCGCTGTGGATGCTGACGGCATTGATGCTGCTATCGCTCTGACTGCTATCGACGCAGACGGTGACGTGGTGCAGTGTGACGGTGCTCAAGTCTCTGGTGTCGTTACCGTGGGTTCGGCCCCGGTCTACATTGGCGCTCTGTACGGTACGGCTGCGTTCACCGCTGGCTCGGCTGTGTTGATCGTTGAGTACATCAAGGTCGAGTAAGCTTGACCCTAGGGGTGTTGCTTAAATGTGACACCCCACACTACTTTGATGGTCTGTTACGATTGTACTTGACAGATTCTCAAAACAGTGTATAATAAGCTTAAGTGCTTACCCGAGGATATATACTGTATATCTCTATAGCTTCTAACGTCAGACTGACTCGTCTGTAAGATGATACAGCTTAAGGACTCTCCGTATGGCTAACGTAAACCACAACACTCTGACTGACCCTTACCTTCACGAACCCAAGGGTGTCTCTACTGCTCTGGCAGGTCAAATCTACGTAGCTGACGGTGCTGGTAGTGGTGCTTGGGTAGAGAATAGCCGTATCTTCGGTGGGTACCTTACGTTCTCCACTAGTAGCCCGTACGCTCACTCCGTTACGACCTCCGACACCGTTCTGAACCCTACGTTTAGTGTATCAGTCAATAACGGCTTTACAGGGTTGTCGTCCCCTAACGCTCGTGTACGCTACGATGGCACTGAGACGATTAATGGTTCTATTGACGCAGCCTTCTCTATTCAGCAAGCCTCGGGTACTGCACGTCAGGTGGAGATGGTTCTTTATAAGAACGGTACTGAGCTTGTCGGTAGCCGTGTTATTTCTACCGCTGACTCTGGTGCGTGGCATACGATCTCCTTTAGCTTCGACACCACCCTAGCAACCAATGACTACATTGAGATTTTTATCAAGGCTAACTCTTCGGCTACCATTAACTTCGCTTCTGGCTACCTCCGTATCTTCGGGATTGCAGCATAATGAAGAAGACACTCTTGGAAATGGTAAGTTCGATCCTTTCGGATATGGACTCTGAAGCTGTAAACTCCATCAGCGACACCGTAGAAGCTCAGCAGATTGCCTCAGTCATTGAGGACGTGTACTACAACATCATTGCTGCACGTAACATCCCTGAACATCAGCAGCTTCTCAAACTCACTTCTTTGTCGTCGTCCGTACGTCCTACCCATTTCCAGTACCCTACGAATACCCGTGACATCGTGGACTTGTCGTACAACATCGACACAGAGGGTGGCGTTAACTACCAAGAGATTCACTTCGTTGAGCCTCTGGACTTCCTCAAGCGGATGCCGTATAATAACCCCGACAGCACTCTTGTCGTCCCAGATGCTACAGCGTCCACTTCGTTGGTTATCTTCAAAGACAGGATGCCTACGTACTACACCTCGTTTGATGATCTCCACATCGTGATGAATGCCTACGACTCTTCTGTAGAGAGCATCCTGCAGGCTTCTAAGACCTACTTGCTTCTCCCTCTTCAAGTCTGGGTCGGACCCTAAGGTGGAGCAAGCTGCTCGTCGTTTGAAATCTTACGTTCAGAATGACATGTATCGGACTAAACGCCCTAACGTACGCAACCACTACGGCAGGAATTGAATTGGTAGAGTTTGAAGAATACCCTGAGAAACAAATCTGTATTTGTCGTTGCTCTGAAAAGATGCTTACGACCCTGACGATCCAGAAAGACCGTAGCGGATTTATCTTCTTCGAGATTGTGACCGACAAAGGGGTAATGCCCATGGAACTAAGGGGGAGCTACTCTTCTATCCCTAAGGCCAAGGAAGCTGTCGAGCACTACGTTCGAAACATGAAAGAGACTATCGGTGCGCGTCGTGAGAACTTCGCCAAAGAACGAGAAGAACGGAAAGCGTTAAAAGATGTCCCAAAGTCTGTCTCAGAAGGTAGTTAACACTTTCGTAAAGGGTCTCATTACCGAGCGTACCGAGCTTACGTTTCCGGCTGATGCCTCTGTCGACGAACTTAACTGTGATCTGCGTCGGGATGGTTCGCGTCGTCGTCGGCTTGCAGCTAAAGTAGAAGATAGCAACACTCTTTCGTCGTTTACCGTAAGCACCTCTACTCGATTTCATACGGGTAAGTGGGAGAACGTAGGGGGTCAGTCAGGTCTTGAATTTCTTGTCTTGCAGGTTGGCTCTACGCTCCGTTTTTACAACAAGACGGACCTTCCTTACTCGTCCCACCAGATTACTCAGACTGTTAACTTGGCTACCTACGAAGTCGCAGGTGGTGTCGGCGCTGCTAACGCTAACTGTCAGTTTGCATCCATCAATGGTGCTCTTGTCGTCTCCTCCCCGGCTATCAACACGATCTACATTCAACGTAACAATTCCACTGGTGCTTTGACGACAACCCAGATCAGTTTTCGTATTCGTGATTTTGAATGGTTGGGTGACAAAAGCACTTACACTACTGAAGTATCTAACGCCTCTGCGTCGACTGCACGGAAGTACGATACTGCTAACGCTGGTTGGTCGGGTACTAAAGGTACTGCAGCCCGAGTTGCGTACGGTGCTTACCCCCCGCTGACCCTTCCGTGGTACGCAGGCAAGGACTCTGCGGGTGCTTTCTCGAAGACAGAATGGCAGAATATTTTCTCTGGTACCAGCCTTATTGGTAACGGAACGTACATCCTTAACTTCTTCAACAAGGACCGTAGCACAGCCTCGGGTATTGC